TAGAATCCCTGCTGGTTGAGGTTGAGTTGTGAGATACGATTGAATTGTTGGAGGAGAGAAATTTCCATTGTATTGAACAACCACATTCGAGTACGATCCTGACGTACATACACTGTTTCCATACCCTGCTCCGCCTTGGATTTGAAATGAGTTCGTCACAGGTTGTGGTCCCAAGTAGGTGGTTGTTACATTGGGTGCAGCAAAAACTGACCCAGACGGTCCATTTGTACCAACGAAATTGTTTGAGAAGTATAGACCACTGTTTGTTGTTATTCCCCCTGCCCCCCCAGGGAGCGGATACCCAATTGAATCGCCTTGGAATCGCGACACTTGTCCTCCTCCTGCTGATCCAATCGTTGTGTTAGTACCATTTTTAAACACCATGGTCATTCCAGTCCCAGCAGTAGTACTGGTATTGAACTGGTAATAATAAATAGAAGCAGGATTCACTGGAATCGACGAATATTGCTGTACGGCCCCGCTACCCCCCGACCCGAAAATCGATACAGGAAACGAATCGGTAATCGCTACGTTCGGGACTTGAGAGGCCATGCCTCCACCTCCAAAAAGAGTCACTGTCATTTGAACTGAATTGACAGGTATTCCTGTGAGCAGAATTGGTGTATTGATAGATTGAGTTGTGTATGCTATGAATTGAGTCGAAAGCAACGTTTGAACTGGTGGTGCTCGATACTGCCAAAGCAAATTTGACCCGACGGAAGTCAAAAAGTAGCCTGGGCTGCCTACAGATCCCGTCGAGTCCTTTAGCGTGGAATTAAACGCTACATTTTGGAACGTCTCAGTGCGAGTTTCTACGGGCCATTTGACGAGATTATCATATACGATCGCTCCTGACTGAACCACTACTGGTGTCATACAGGTCTCATTGTAGATCGGACACAGGCAATTGGCTGCGACGACAGCATTATCGGGAGGTTGAATCGACATATAATATATACTGATATTATATGGCAATTGTAAATTACTATGAAAAGATGCCGAAAGACTTACTCCCAAAAACGTTTAATCCGAACAAAGCAGAACATGGTCTCGACCTACCTTTTCGAGCGTGTATTGTCGCACCTTCAGGTTCGGGAAAAACGAACTTTTTATTGAATCTTATTAGTATTTTTAGCAAAGGAAAGGGCACGTTCGCATCCATTATGATCATCACGAAGCATGCCGACGAACCTCTCTACAATTTTTTAAAGTTGAAATCTCCGCAAATATCAATCAAAGAAGGACTCGCATCCACCCCCGACATCAACAAGTTTGACAAAGACGTCAACCATCTGATTGTGTACGACGACCTCGTTCTCTCGAAAGACTTATCTGTCGTTGAAAATATTTACATTCGTGGGCGCAAATGTGGCGTCAGTTGTATTTTTATTTCGCAGTCTTATCATGCGATCCCGACAATGATCCGCAAAAACAGTACCTACATGATAATTTTGAGACTTGGAAGCGGAAAGCGAGAGTTGTCGTTAGTCTTGAGCGAATTCGGCATGGGGATGACAAAAGAACAGTTGATGGCCATGTACGAATACGCAACCGATACGAAATTCGTACCCCTCATCATCCACATGGATGAACCCGATAGAAACAATAAATTCTTCAAGGGGTTTCGGGAGTCTTTGAAGCCCAGCGATTATGCCTGATGCTTTTGAAATGGGACATCTTATTCTTGTGCTGGAAATGCCCGCCACAAGCACACTTTGTATCTGCTCTTGCTTTCTCTCGATTTTCATGTCTATATTTTTTTTGGTACTCAATCATAATTGCTTCATGTTCAGGATCTTTTCTATAAATTTCATTGTATGAATGTTGATATTTTGTTCTCTCCTCTTTGGTTTGGGCTGGTTTATTCTTATTCACGCATTTCATCGTCTCAATGAAATGTCTTTCCCGTCTTTCCAGTTCATTGATATTTTGACAAGGATAATCCTCAATCAAAACCATCTTGAAATTATTTTCATGAATAATATTGAAAGCAGTGAGAGATTTGGTCGTCTTGCCTTCCATGAATCGCTTGAAAGCACTCTTATGAACACCCAGCCGTTGCGACAGAGACATGACGGTTGATCCTACGTACTGTTTATCGGTAGTATCACAAATCAAACGGTAAATCTTTCCTTTAGCATAATCTCTCATTTTGCTATATTCTAAAGGGTTATTTAAATAGTTTTTTTAATGGTTTTTTTAATATTTTCCTACTTTGGGATTTTTACCGATGGCTCATTGAGTTGGTTCTATTTTTTTATCGATTACATGAATGATTGTTGCTTCTTGACACTTTACAGTCTTAATTATTTTAAACAGTCTTACTCGATGTCCCCCGCAGTTGCATGTATTGTTTTCAATTGGCATCTTATGAGGTATGTTATTTCTTTTTTAAATTGATTTAAATATTATTCTCTACTAATACTATAAAAATGGTTCATAAAAACAACACTCAGCATCAACTTACTTGGCGAAACAAAAACCCAGCAAATAAGGCAACTCATAATGCGTATGCCAGGAAATGTATGAAGAGAGCCTACGACTGGAATAAAATTCGAATGATCTTTTTGAGAATTCTACTTGATTAATTTTTGATTAAAACCTTTAGCAAGTTTTTAATGAAATTAAAATGAACTTAAATAATAATCTTTAGTAAGTATATAAGATGGAACTCCAAGAACGAATCCCGATTGAACGCCTCAACGCAATATCCAATCTCTCGTACAGTAAATTCAAAGAACTCACACCAAAGTGTAGAAACGATAAAGAACGTAAAATCTATTTTCAACGATTCATGAATTTCATCAAACATTTAGCAAAAGCAAAAGGCGAAATCACTCGGTGTTATGCTTACACTGAACAGACACCAAATTTCATTGGAGGACGGCTGTTCTCGGGTAATTCAATCCAAGGAATATCGGCTGATATTCGCGGCTTTTTGTGCAGTGGATTCACCACTGATATTGACATGAAAAATTGCCACCCTAAACTGTTGGCGTATTTGTGTACGAAGCATTCGATTGACCATCCTGTGTTGAAAGACTACATTAACAGACGCGATGAAATCATCCGCGATATGGAGAATGGCAAAACACAGTTTCTCATCTCAACCAACACAGAAAAACCAATGAAGACAACCCACCATTTTCTCAAACTTTACGACAAAGAAATGAAATCGATTCACAAGCAACTGTTAGCACAAGATGAATACAGCGACCTATTCAGTATCATCCCAAAAGAGAAGACGAACTGGAACGGGTCTGCGATCAATCGCCTCCTGTGCATCTATGAAAACAAGTGCCTCGACATTATGCACAAGGTTATCACCAAGAGAGGAATCGAACTATTTTCGTTGATGTTTGACGGTGTCATGGTGTATGGCGATTTTTACAATGACCACCAACTTCTCGATGAAATGAACGAGGCTTTGAAAGAATACAACATGACGGTAGCCTACAAGGGTCATAGCAACTTAGTCCAAGCCGAGGACATCACAAGCGATGAAAAAGAGGCGGACGAGTCAATGTCGCAAAAAGAGGCCACCAAACTGTTGTTTTCAGCCTATCCTCACTGGGTTTTTTGCGAGAACAACCTCTATGTGTTTGACGAGGATAGTGGCCTGTGGACTACATGCGACACTATCAAAAACAAACTCATTTCAAAATATGCCCCGATCGGGTTCAACTCAAACCTAAACGCTATCAAAACATTGAGAGAATTTGTATGTATCTTTTGTATCGACAACAATTGGCTCAAACAAAAAAATTCATCTGGGCTTGGAAAACTCTTATTCAACAACGGCTACTATGACGGAGACACTAAAAAATTTCATTCTGTTTTCAACCCCGAAGTAGTGTTCTTTTCAAAAATTCATCAAGACTATGTACCTTTTACAGACGAGGACCAATCACCGCTCGATGACCTCGTTCTCAAGTATTTTACGAATCCACTCAACCTTGAAACTGGCGCATACTACATCGACACTTTAGCAAAGGGGTTGTTCGGGTTTAGACATAAGCGTTTCTTGATGGGATTAGGTGCGGGAAATAATGGTAAAAGCAAATTGCTGGAGGCATTGAGCCTCGCATGTGGCGACTACATCGGCGTGTTCAACGGCGAGAATTTGGCGTATTCAAAATCAAGCGCGGACGAAGCAGCGCAGAATCGATGGATGATGCTCCTCCAACACAAGCGAATTGTGTATTCAAGCGAAATCAAAATGGATATCATCATGAACGGAAACGCCATCAAAAAAATGACGGGTGGAGACATGATGTCAGGTAGAACTCACAACAAGGAAGAAACATTGTTCGAGTTTCACCCGCTGCCGATCTTGTGTGCCAATGACATCCCAAAAATTACACCGTATGACAAGGCGGTTGATGAAAGAATTCGAGTCTGCTCGTACAAGAAAACATACACTATTGGTGCGACTGGACCTGACGAACTTGAAAAAGATGTAAATTTAGATGCCGAAATCAAAAGCACCGAGTTTCAAAGATTGCTGGTTTTACTCTTCATCCAAAAATACACCAAGGTTCTGATGGATGAACCCGACGATGTCATCAACGCTAAAAAGGAGTGGATCGACGAGACTGCCGACTTGATTCAAAATATACAACTGGATTTCACATTCACCAACCTTGAAACAGACTACGTCACCGCAAAGGAATTGAACGAATGGGCTATCGAGAAGAAACTCGGTGTCAGTTCTACAAAACTTGGACGAGAAATTAATAAATATGCTGAAAAGAAAGGCCTCGAGAAAATTAAGTCAATCCAAAAGAAAATTAGCGGGAAGACCATCACCGTTTGGGTTGGAATCAAAAGTGAAAGTGTAGATATGATGTAAAATGAAAAGGTTGGGGGTTTGGGGTTGGGGGTTCTAATTTGGCTCCTGGGCTTTATGAAATGAAATATTTATATTTTTGGAAATATTTCATTTGGGTTTATTTGAAAGGTTAGCCAGAACCCCCAACCCCCAACCCCCAACCTTATACTAATAGTTAAATTAAATTTTTTATTTATTATCATTATATGAACATCATCTATCTGTTAGCATTGCCGAACTGCAAAGAGTGTCTCCATTATGTACATCACCCGACCCGCAGAGCCAACTTTTGGAGATGTAAGAAGTTCAACCTATTTGTGGAGACGTGTAGAGAATCGAGTCTATGCGGCTTAAACGGGACTCATTTTCAACGCGTAGTCTGATTTGAATAATTATCTGTATTGAAATCAAATGGTACTCTCGTGTCAAACCTGTAAAGGGCCTTGTGGAATCTACACGCATTGCTTCTTTTGTATGACCAAGGCTCGGAACAAGTGTGTTTGTGGCCAATATAAAAATAAAGCAGACGAGAGATGTAGTGCATGCTCAAGCAAAGTGAAAGTTGTACCACTCACATAGGTCATACACCAACGAAAATATTTCCCATTGTTCGTCGAGCG